ATTCTCTGTAAGTTTGGTTATTTGCCATAATTAATCATTAATTTCTTCCGTAGTTATCATCTTGTACTGATAGTCTTGATTGTCCTCGATTTCCAGTATTCTGTATCGTCTTTGTTGGTATTCGACCTCATCATAGCCTATGCACTGTACATATCTGTGGATTTGGAATTGCTTGTTGTACAGATAGGCAATATCTCCGTTTTCATTTCCTCTACCGCCACCGTTGTGCATTATCCTTGCCCTTGTGCAAATAACACAATCGTCTTTCTTGACCATTGAACCAGTTTCATCTTGTTCGTATTTGGTCTTAATAATCCTTATCGGTGTATTATATAATCCAGCACTACTCATTGCAACAACATTTATTTGAATTGTTATTTTTAAGGTTTTGCGGATTGTAGTTTCTGTATGAGTCCAGAATGTATCTGAAACCCAATGGTAATTCAGTGTTGTTTGAATGATTTACGGATTCACGGTTGTCATACAATGTTCCAATGTAAAGCAATATCGCACCAGCCAAACCGCTTGGTATATCACCATCTTCATCTTCCAATTCCTCTAATGGATAATCAATGTTCTTCTCAACAATGTCTTGTGCAATCTGTGAATATTGCGACAAAATAAAATCATCACCGTGCCAGAAAGAATCCAAATTCAAGTGCTTTTTAATAGTATCTAAGTCAATGTAGTTTTTCATTTAAGGGATGATTTTAATTGTTTTAATTTCTCAAATCTTAATTTATTTGCTTCACTAATTTTTCTTCGTGTTTCTTTTGTATGTTTCTTTCCATAAAATGGGTTGTTTTCGCCAAACATTTTATCTTTATGTGATTCACTCATTTTTATACGTGATTCTTCTGTTATTATTTTACCACGCTGTGCATCACCTATTTTTCTTTTTGTTTCATCAGACCTATGTTTCCCATAATTTGGATTGTTTTCACCAGTACTATGATGCTTTTTGTGTTCTTCATTTTCCATTAAACAAAGATTACACAAATTGTTGTTATGCTTATTACCATCTAAATGATGAATGATATATCCATCTGGTATTTCGCCATTAAAAACTTGCCATACTAACCTATGTACAGAATAGTGTTTATGTTCAATCATTATTCTTAAATAACCAGATTTATCGTTATTTCCAAATGTAGTATGTACCTTTGCATTTTTATACTTCAGAAAAGAAACTCGACCATAATTAGATACTAAAACGTGTTCATTAAAAAATCTAAACTGTTCCATTATAATATTTGTTTTGCTACAAATATATAAAAAAATTGTAGCAAAACAAAACTATTTATTAGATTTTTTATTCAACGTTTCCTATGGCAAATGCTTCTGGGCGAACAACAGCACCATCAACGTAAGCATTAACAATAATCATAACTTGACCGTTGATAAGGTTTGCACTGTCGCGTACAACATCAATCTGGACGTTATCCCAAGTTGCAATTACCAAATTGCTCCAATCACCGTAAACGAATTTGCCCGATGGAACGTGTGCTGTGGTAAGTGCTTGTGTACCGTCAATTTCATTGCCTTCCATTACAAGTTGTGTAGATTTGCTGGATTTTGCCATATTTCTCAAAGATGCCTTTGCACTTGGAGAAACGATATACTTGCAAGCGTCCAAATCAACACCATTTTCCTCAACACCTTCCTCAAGTACGGTGATACCACTGAAATCAGCAACAGCACCAGTGGTTACTGCGGTAAGTGAGAAAAGACCCGCTGGAGTATAAGCGTTGCCAGCACCATCACCCAAAAGGGTTGCTTCAAGTTTGTCGGCAAGTGCCTTTGAAATCTCATTTCTGATTGCATTTTCTACACCGATTGAATCTTGTGCAAGCAATTGCAAAGATACTGGGTAATAAGCAGTGATACGCTTTGGTGAAAGTACAACTTTTGCAATGTTGCCACTACCGTCAGCAGCAGCACCCAATTCAGTCTGGAATGCACAAGATGCCTTGCCCATCAAAGGAATCTGGATGTTATTCTTGATACCACTGATAACTCTTGCACCAGCGTTAACCAATTGGTTCTTGGTGTAAAGCGATTCCCAAGGATTGTAAACGTCAGTAACAACTACGTCTTCGCCCTCGTCAGTAACAGAATATGCACGATTTTCAACCTCGTTGAGATTAATCTTCTTGCCAGTTTCTGCGGCATTTCTTAATTCCGCAACTAAACTAAATCTTTTTTCCATTTTAGTAATATTACTTTTATTTCTTTTATTATTTTCTTCTTTTTCCTCTGGCTTATCTTCTTCCTCTTGCTTTTCTTCTTCCTTTGGTTCTTCTGGTTTATCATCAGATTCCTCTTTGGTTTCATCATCAGCCTTTGGTTCATCATCAGCCTTTGGTTCTTCATCAATGTTTCTCAATTCTTCCACCTCTTTCTTGATTTGCTCTATCCTTTCCTTTTCATCCTCATTCAATTCACGGATTTCAGATTTCGCATTATCATAGATAGCGTGTATTTCATTTCTCAATTCTTCCAATGTCATAATATGATAAATGTCATTTATATTAATAACGATTAAAAAACAAACTATGTTAATTATCAAATAATTCGTCAAGTTCCTTTAATTCCGCATCAAGTTTTTCCTCTATCGCTTTGGATTCATCAAGTTTTCTTGTGTATGCACTAGTTGCTGCATATGCTGCATTATATACTGGACTGATGTCATACAGTTTATCTATCTTGTAAATATCTCTGTACAATACACCGTTTCTCTTTGTCCATTTCTCTGACCCCTCATCCTTGCTTACAGTAAATGCAAACGATGCTTCAAATAAATCACCTCTCTTGCACAACTCAACACATTCATCACCAGCATTGGTGTGTGGTGCTTCAAACTCATATCTTACACCAACCTCATCTACCGTTAATTTCAACGAGCCGTTACCATATCTTGAACGAGCCAAAACCTTATCATCATCGTGGTTTAATTTCGCAATCACATCCGAATTCTTTATCGTTTCCTCTGTTATCGCTCCCCTATGTATCACCTCTGTAAATCCAAGGTCTCTGCTCTCACTTTCAAAGACAACCGCATAGCCATATACTGTGCGGTTATCTTCTACGCTCTCTATCGAATTGAATCTATATTCCTTTTCCATAATAAGTGCGTTTATTTTAATTATTATGCATTTTCAACAGTCCATCCACTTGGAATACCGCTATCACCAGTTGGTAATGTTGCATTGGTTGCCTTGACAAATGTACCCGTTGCTGATACATAAGATACCCAATTTTCCAAACAATTTTCTGCTGATATATCTGTTGCAAACATCTTTATGTAATTAAGACTTGTACAGCCATTGAATAATTCTTGATAGCAACCCTCACCATCTTCTGTTGTCAAAGTTGTTGCTGGTAATTCTGGTGCTTGTGTCAAACTTGTACAACCTCTGAACATACCATAATAGCAAGCACCAACCAAAGTGGTTGCTGGTAATTGTGGTGGTGTGGTTAAACTTGTACAATCACTAAACATTCCGTCATAACATTTATTCAATGTTTCTGATGGCAATACAAGATTTTCAGCACTTACAAGCATTTCATTACCATTGAACATATATCCAAACTTTATCTCTCTTCCATTATAGTCCAATGATGTTTGTCCAGTGAAATCATCACCATAAATAAGAGACATTATGTTTCCTTGTACTTCAAATTGTGCTGTACCATAACCAATGTTGAATAAGCAAGGCATATCACTATACCATTCTATATCTGGATTGTCATACAAATTAGTTGCATCATATTTCAACATAATTGTATCACCACTCTGTACATTAAAGGTTATTATGGATGGGCCATCATTTTCTTCATAAGGTGCAACAGCCCACGTTTCTCCATTATCAGTTGAATACTCAATTTCACACCAACCCATTGCTCCTTCACCTTGGTCAAAATAATCACAACCATATACATTTATAGTACCATCCTCTTTTGCTACAATTGTGAAATAGTCATTTGCATAATCGTGTTCTGGTGTAAAATCTTCAACAGTCCAACCATTTGGAATACCATCACTGCCAGTTGGTAATGATGTCATTGATGCTGCCTTTACAAATGTACCGCTATTTGCTACATTGCCAACCCAACCACTCAAGCAAGCATCTGCTGAAATATCAGTTGCAAGCATCTTAATGTAATTCAAACTTGAACAACCTTTGAACATACTAGCATAACATATTTGAGCCAAAGTAGTTGCTGGTAATTGTGGTGCTGCTGTCTATGATGTACAACCATAAAACATATCATAATAGCATTCTCCAGTCAATGATGTTGCTGGCAATGAAAGATTTTCAGCATTAACAACCTTTGTATATTGTAACAACTCTTTACCAACTTTTTTTGTT